GCCCCCTCAGTTAACTACTTACGCAGTTGGTAGAGCGATGATGATACCAGCTTCTGAACGAACAGTCTCAACACCGTAGATAGTGTCAGAAGTGAACAGAGTTGATAGGTATTCCTGCTTGTACTGAGTCTGTGAACGAACACCCTGCTGTTCAGCAAGAACAAGAGCGTCTTTGTGCATTAGGACAGCAGCTTTAACTTCACCACCAGCAGAGTTTTCTGCAGCAGTTTCAAGCACTGGACAGTTAGTAGAAACTACAACTGGGATACCGTAAAGAGTACCGATAGTGCCTTTCATTACACCCATGCCGTCACGGAAGTCAGTAGACATGTAACGGTCAATGCCACGGATAGTGTTAACTGCAGATGGTGGAACAACAAATACACGACCGTCCATAGGAACGTCAGCATCGTCAAGAACCTGAATACCATCACGTAGAGCAAGGTCAGTGAACTTGTCAGTGTCAGCAACAGTGTCAACTGCGTAAGCAGCAAGACCGTTAGCACCATCAACGTAGTACTTAGTGAACGAGCTAACAGCTTCAGCAAATAGGTCAGTATCAACCTGTTTAGCTAGAGCGTAGCCAGCATCATCAGTGTAGAACTTACGTAGAGACGCAAGAGCCTGCACTTCAGTGATGTCTTCGATTAGACGAGAGTACTCGTAGTGTTTGTTGATAGAGATAACAACTTCAGATTCAGTAGCTGCCTGTAGAGTTACCTGAGTAGAAGCAGCTTTAGCAGAAGCAGTACCACGAGTAGGCTTAGGAATACGGATAGTATCGCCTTTCTTGCCTTTCATTGGCATTTTGCTTACTGCGTTAGCAAGTACTAGAGAGTTCTTGTATGCTGCTACGATTTCGTCTGACCACAGTTCAGGAATAAAAGTTGCTGCTGTGGTGTTAGTTACATGATTTGAGCCTAGAGCCATTTTAATTTACCTTCAATATTGTTAATTGACTTACAGTCATTTGACACGCCCTTCAGAGTAAGCAAGAGTAATTTCATCTGCTAACTCTAGGTATCGTGCCGGATCATTTTGCATTAAGTTGATAATGTCAGCACGACGATATACTTTACGAGAACGTCCTTCACCGCCACCTTTGCCACCGCCTGTAGCTGCAGCCTTACGTTGACGTTTTAGTTCTTTCTCTTCTACTTCTTTAGTTTGACTCACAACACGCTGGCGTTCTTTCCATGTTGATAATAGTTCGTCTGCTGAATCAACATCGTAACCACGGTCTGCACGGTTATACAACTCCATACGAACTTTGCTACCCTGTACCCATTCAGAGAATGCAGGGTTACTTAGCACTTCCTGATAGTCAGGATGTTTAGCCTTGAGCGTTGACATTGCAGCCTGCTGACGCATTGCAGCAGATGCTTGTTCAGCCTCACGGACTTTAGGGTGCTTAGCAATAGCACGTTCAATTGCTTTCTGCGGATCATCAAAGAAGTCTACATCGTCTTCTTCTTCTTTGGGCTGTGCAGTTTGTGTCTGTGAAAGGATAAAGTTATCTACAAGCTTACGTAGTTCACCAACCTCAGAACTCTGACGACCTAGTAGCTTTTCAGCTTCCTGATGCATCCTAACAATTTCCTTAGCACTCTTGCCTCGGTATTTGTCCGGAATATCATCGTCTTCATCCGTTGAATCATAAGACTCTTCTGGTTGTTCCTCTGCTGAGTTGTCCGGTTCAGTGTCCGGTTCATTAAAGGATGTGTACTCTTCGTCTGCGTTTAGTTCTTCTTCCTGAACTTCATTCAGAATCTCTGCCATTAAAAACTCCGTACCATAACAGTATTGTGGATATAAATTAAAAGAGGCTCATTGCCCAAGCCGTGAGTTTACTCTTCTTCCTTCTCTTCTTCTTCGATGGAATCAAAAGCGTTGCGTATGCTAATCTCCCAATTCATCATCTGATCAAGGATGAGAAGTTGTCCTTGAACAAATTTAAGTGCCGATTCGTCTGGTACATTACGTACGTTAAACGATTCAGCAGATTCAGTTACGTCTTCTATGAACTGCTTCCAACCATCGGTGGTAAACAAATCAAAGTAGGTTTCGTAATACTTTTGTAGTTCGGGGGTCATTGACTTTGTCCGTCCTATATGTTATATGTGTGTGTAGCCTAGCACACTTTAAAGCATTTGTCAAGCTTTTTCTTCAACTTTTTTCACAGGACGTGAAGAAGACGGCTTCTTAGCCGCCTCCTCTAGTGCAGTGATTCGTTTATCAACATGCATCAATACTTCGTTCAATGCCTTGACTACATCCTGCAAATCTTTTTGTGTAACCACTACTTGCTTCCTTTCATCATTGCCATACGCATTTGATTAGTCATCGCCTGCTCTTTAATATTCAAGTCTTTCTCTTTCAGTGCTAGATCAGCAACTTTAGTTTTGTTAATAAAGTCTTGCTGTGTTGGATCTTCATCACGCATACCAACAGACATGCTGCGAATACGCTGACTTTCAGCATCAAACGGTAGCAACTGTGTTTCAACCATGTTCTGTTGCACACGGCTGTTAATCTCAGCAATCTGTGCCTGCATATATTCAATCTGAAGCTGAGCTTGTTGTAGCTGTAGCTGTGCCTGTGCTTGCTGCATCTGTTGAGCTTGTGGATTAGGCTGCGCTGCTTGTTGAATCTGAGCAATCAAGTCTTCACGGTTTGATAGGTTCATGTTATCAATGATTGATTGAACCAATGTTACGTATAGAGGACTGTCTTGACCCATAGTCTGTAGCAATTGAACAAGTTGAGTTACTTCGTATTCACGTGCAATGATGCCCAATGAGCTAGAAGAGATGAACTTGTAGTCCTGTACTGGGTATAGTTCAGGGTTGAACTGCATGTAACGCCAAGCTGCCTTAGATACAAATGGAATCAAGAAGCTATCTTGGAAGTTAATCAGTGTACGCTTGTGACGCTTGATGATTGCACCAAGAGACATGCTGATACCTGCAGCAGTAGCTTCACTTCCTGCAAAAGAAGGAATACCTGCTGTGTCAATAGCACCTGTAGCCTGCTGAACCATCTGCTGTAGAGCCGCAGCTTGGTTGAAAGTGTTAGGATCAAGGTTACCAAACTTAAATGGCTGTAGAATTTCAGCAGGATTACCGTTAGTAAGCAGTGTTTTTCCGGGTCTAATTTGCATCTTAGCACCACGTGGTAGACGTGAAGCATCAACTGCCATCATTGGATGTACGGTAAGTGCTAGAGCATCAATACGAGCACGTAGTTCTGTGTCAAGAGCCTTCTGAGAGTTGTATCCTTTCTCACAAACACCACGGCCCCAGAAGCGAGACGGTACATTATCCCAAGAAAACGCGACAACAGGGCGATCCTGCATCATGTAAGGGTTAGCTTCTAGTTTTAATAGCTGTGATTCGTTAGCAATCACGACAACCACTTCAATATACGCACCAGTTGCCATGTCTTCTTCGTCATCTTCAGACATAACCTCACCGTACAACTCTTCATTGTACAGATCAACAGGTACTTTACCGTAGTAAGTAGTTAGACGTACCTTATCAGACAGGTTTGAGCCTACTTCTTCGCTGTCAAACGCAATCTTGTCATCATCAGTAGCATCTTCTAGGTCAACATCGAAGTAAATACCAGAGTTAATACCCTCTTCAACGATG